TTAGCAGCCCCATAGAGACAGTAAACCCCCCGTTCTGGTTTCCCCTACCAGCGCGGGGGGTTTTTTCTATTTCTGCAGGGCAGAAAGTATGTCTTCAACCTTAATAAGGTAGCCCTTACTAGGGTTCGGAGGTATGTTGCAAGTAATGGCTCTTCCCCGAACCGTTACTACCTGCTTGAGTATCTCCGTTGGTACTAGCAGGGTTGCCCCTTCTAATACGAAAGCCCAGTATTCTGCCTTAGTACTAGATAGCCCTGATAGATACCAATTCTCATTGTTGTGCGACCAGCAAACTGTTTCGATGTATAGGTTGCCAGTATCTTTCCATTTCAAATCTGTCTTTACTTCTACTGTTTTGCCACCTGTTAGTAGTTGTTCTACTAATCCTTCTCCTTCATGTCCCTTTGCTAGGTCTAAGTCGAAGTCTGATAGTTTGCTCATGGGTATCCTAAGTATAGTGGCTTGGCTGTAATGTTAAGTTTGTTTCTCATTAGTTTACGTTCATACTCTGTAGTACCACCCCAGAATCCAAACACTGCGTTCTTAAGTGAGTAGTCTAGGCACTGCTTCTTAACTTCACAGTTGCTACAGATTTTCTTAAGCATCTTAACTTCTCTATATGTAGAACTACCATCTGGTACAAAGAACTCCTCTGACTCTACACTTCTGCAGTTAGGTGTGCCTTGCCAATCTGGGTATTCCATTTATCCTCCTGTTGAGTAGAAGCCTGTGCCGTTAAACTTTACTGCTGGTGCTGACCATACTCGCTGCATAGTCTCACCACAAGTAGTGCAGGCTGGTGGAATGTTCTCGTTAATCTCTATTACTTCTGTGCAATAGGTACATTTAAAATCAAATAGTGGCATTAGATAAAGTCCTCGTGCGCTGGGTGAGGGAGTGTGACCATTGACCCACAGTTAGCGCACTCTCCATCAAGGAAATAAAAGCATATTTCACCTTGGTCAAATGCAACAAGCGCATGAAATACATCCCCTCCACATACGCAAACATCTCCAATAGATTCTCCTCGCAAATCCATAGCGTGTGTGTAATCCGTTGGGTGTAGTAACTCTCTGATTTCTTTAGCAACACTATTCTCCTCGTTCGTCATCATCTGCCTCTACTAAATCATCATCAGGCTGTGGTTTCCATCCGCCTAGGTTTCTAATTAGAGATGCAATAGTTCTTTGGACCTTCATTCGTGCACCATCTGGTGTTGTGTCCAACTCTTTGGCTGTCTCACTCCACTCAGGATTGTCCACTGTGAACCTAACCTTAAGGATAAACTGTTTTGCTTCTGACAGTTTATAATATGCTGCTGCAATATCAGACCTAAGCACTAGCCAGTTGTTGCCATCATTGGCAGCCTCTGACTTGTTGAACTTAAAATTAAGGTCTTTAATCTTAGTTGGAATCTCATACGACTCAGCAATGATTGATGGTAAGAACGCTTCGATAACAGATGCATCGTAGTAGTAGAGGTCAAGCAACTCATAGCCAACCGTCCGTGCCTTCTCGCGTTCACAATAAGTAATTGCTTTATTGCGAAGAGACTTGGCTATGAGTTTGTCCTTGTCTTTTCTTGGCAGTGCTGACCACTCTTTGTACTTAACTGGGTGACTAACGAACCATATCCACAGCACCTGCTGTATGTCTTGCTGGTCAGTCATTGGGTATTTGCGCTGGTATTCGGCAGCAATAGCCACAACCATCTGCTCATACTCTTGTAAGTAGTCCACGTTATCCCTCTGCTACGCCTTCCCATTGTCGCCTTTGCACCAATAGTCCGATTATTGCATAGTTTGCTAGGTCAATAAAGGTATCTTCAATACTTTCATAGTTGGGCGTGTCGCTACTTTTGTAGTAAAGGTTTTCTAATCGTGCCATCTTGTCGTGCATACGCACAAGCAGTCCATTCATTGCACCACCTGGAGCATTGGCTATGTTAAATGGGCCGTAGTCTTGATGCTTACGCACCATAATTATACGCAGTTCATTTAATATATCTTCAAAATTATTCAGGTCTTTCATTTAGTATCTCCTTAGCCTGTTCTTCAAAGTCCATCATTGCTTCTTGCACTAACACTTCTTCTACAATCTCATCTCCATGCCCTGCCTCTGACGATACTAGCACGGCTGCCAGCATAGTTAGCATGCTGTTTGCTTTATCGTGGTCTACTTTGTTTGCTATCCATACATCTCTTAACGCATTAAGGATATCTAATCCTTTGCTGTTGGAGATTGGTATGCCTATGTATCTAGGATGTTCCTTGATGAACTCCCATACATCTTCACCGTTATTAAGAAATGCATTTTCGGATTCGCTCATTAATAAACTCTGCCCCCTCTAGCATTACTATGCTGTTTACATCATGCCCTTCTGGCATCTGTACTATATTAACATTACTTAACTCTCGGCTAACCTTCTTGCCAAAATCCATACCTGCTGTATCACCATCTGCTAATACAATTACTGTATCAAAATCATCTAATATCTTAGAGTAAAACGGTTTCCAATTGTTGGCCCCTGGAATACCTACGGCTGGATGGTTAGTCTTGACACTAACTGTAATGCAATCTATCTCTCCTTCTGTCACACAGATATAATCTGATGCAGTAAGAACTACTTGTGCATTGAACATGCTGGTCTTAGCACCTGGCATACCCATATACTTTGGGTCAGCATTACCTATCGCTCTGAATCTAATATCAACTACACCCGATGGTGTTATGTAGGGTATTGCTAGCCTGCCTGTGTACTGTTCATGACCTGGAAGAGCGTCCTTTACCACTCCAAGATGAAAGCGTTGCGCCTCGTCGACCGAGAGATTGCGTGTTGCTAGATACTCTGTTGCTAGATGAATCTGTTTTGCGTACTGGTGCGTCGCCTGTAAGAGAAATTGTCTGTGCGAACTTGACAGCCTCACTGTAGTTACCTCCTTCTCTGTGCATAATTAAATCGTATACATCTCCACCAACACCACATCCGTGGCATTTGAATCTGTTTTCTTCAAAGTTAATACCTGCTGATGCATGACTGTCCGCATGAAATGGACACTTAATTTTGCGCCAGCCGTGTCCCTCAGCAGGCACGGCTGCGCCTACATATCTTAAGTAGTCCGCGATACTATGTTTCACCCATTGCCTTTCTGATTAGGGCAAGCCAAATGCTGGCTGGCATTGTGCAATACCACTCGCCAACATCTGACTTACCTTTCCGTTTGTGTAGAACTGTCCCAGTCCATGCGTTATCATTCTTTATTTCTACTTCTAACTCTTTGACCCAAGCGCTCAAGTCCATGCGGACGTGGTCTTTAACCTCGATGGTCACTCCATTCACACCGCTGATATCACCTTTGTCTAGTTGTGCTCCTGCGATTCTGCGGTCTGCATATGGAAAGCCATTAACCTTTAACCACTTAACAGCATCTGCTTCTGCCTTGCTGCCTTTACGCTTGGCTGCTGTACTCATTCTTGTGGCTCGTCCCTAACTTCCGTTAGTTCCCATCTACCTGTCTCTGCTTTCTTTGCACGTTCTTCTGCTATCTTTAATGATGATGCACGAATAACTTTTACTTTATATTGTGAGTATGTAACTCTATACTTTGGCATTACACTACCTCCTCTTGTTGGTATCTAACTGCTACATCTTCTAAGTACATAGACTCAGGATTAAATGACAGAGTAACATAGTTACTTCCTGTCTGGTCAGCCCGTCCGTATCTGTTTTTAACTGGGGCTACGCATAAGAATGTTTCGTCTCCCTGTTTCATCTGTCCGATTGTAAGTACCATTGCTGGTATTTGATTGACCATGCCCTGCACTGCGCTACGCGGCTGACAAGGATAGCCATCAAAGCCTTCTTTAGTATGGTGTAGCACCAACACTGCTGCGTTGGTATCTCTGGCTAGGTACTTAAGTTCTTTCATAACGGCACGCATTGCACCGAACTCATCGTACCCATCCATTGCTACATCCATTAGGTTGTCTACCACAATCAAGGTAGGACTCTTACCCCATACAGTTTCAAAGGCTGAGACTTCATCATCTAAGTCTTTGAGTGTGGGGCTAGATTCAAATGACCAGAACAAATGATTGTTGAGTTGCAGTATTTCATGTGACTTGTCTGGGTTATTCTTTAGCAAACTTTCTGCTGCTGTCTGTGTCATCTTGCCAGTCATGGCAATCAAGCGCATAGCCATTGTGTGTGCATTGGTATCTGCTGAAAAGTAAAGTGTCGGATGTTTTGTTTTTGCAGCAATAGACAATGCAACTGATGACTTGCCTGCACCTGGAGTGCCAGCGATTACAGTTACTTCTGCTCGACGCAGAATAATACCAGCCCTTTCAAATGCAGCAAAGGCAGGTGGCAACGGTTCGCCACCCACCTCTGCTTTATTTATAGAGCGTTTGAGGGTCTTCACTTAATCTGTTCTGGAACAAAGGTGTTCCATTCAGGTGACTGAACTGTTACGTATTGGTTCTTACACTTGTCGAAAGCACCCTTAGGTGCTGGACAGAACCAACCCTTGTAAGGTTTTCCATCCTTACCCATGCCTTGAATCGCTGTCATCTTACCGTGTGGACAATTACGCCCACCAATGATTTGAGTTGGTGCTGGTTGTGTGTAATCTTGTGCAGGAACTGGTGCTCCTGTTTCAATGATGTTGCCACCAAATGCTTGAGCAACTGATGTAACTGATGGGGCTGGAGTACCGCGTACTGCTGACTCTAGTTCCTGTGCTGCTGATGCGATTGCATGCACTGATAGTGCAATGATGTTGTCTAGTTCATCTCCGCTTTCTGCGCGGACTGTTACAAGACTACCTGCTGGTGTCTTTACTGTGATACTGATTGGTGCTTCGGTGCTAGGCACTATCTTCTCCTTGCTCAAATGGAGTGGCTAGACCCTTCTGGTCACGCCACTGTCTTACTTTCATTGCAAACTGTACACCTTTCCATCCTTCTTTGATGTCAACCCATACTAGTTTGCATGTTCCTGTCCCTGCTGGGGCATGAATTATAATTGCTTTCTCTTTGTTGATGTCGCCCCATGTGCCACGGCTTGCCGTGTCCACCATATACGGCAAGCCGTTGGCGTAGATTGCTAATTGCATTGATATATTATTTGGATGGTCAATGCGACCTGTCTTAAGGTCAGCAATGAATCGTTCACCTTTGTACTCAACAACTCTATCTGGTGTACCAGCAATCTTAAACTTGTCATAGACTGTAAACTGTTCAATGAAAAGATTAGTTAGGATACTTGTTGCCTGTTCGTATGCTTTAATATCTGGCAACCATTGGTCTGGTATTGGACCTAAGTCTAAACCTAAATCTAGTTTTTCTGTTAGTGCATGTATGGCTGTGCCTATTGTTGCTGCCTTACTTGCACCTGCTGCATCCATTGCTTCTTCGATGTATGCATTAACTAACTTGTTATCGTCTGCTGCCACACCTATTGCTAATAGTAGGTCTGGTCTGCTTGTTAAACCTATTGCTGCCATACGCATTTTCCATGCTGTTAATGCTGACGCATCATCAAGACTGTTGGCTATTGTAGTGGCGCGGGTGTATGCAACTGGAGCGCCACCCTTAGGCGGTACAACCATTGGTCTACCGTATCTATCTCTTACTATTTCTGTTGGCATTTGTCTCCTTGTTTAGTGTCCCGTGTTCGCAGATGGCGGGACCACCCATCCCCAAGTCTAACACATAGTAGAAATGAACAAACTCCTATGTGTTAGATAGCGCTGCTGATGTTGGTTACTCTCGCTCGATATTTTGTACTCGTACATCTGGGTCGTGTAACTCTAAGTCGTAGCCGCTGACTTCGATGTTGTCCGTAATGATATCTTCAACTTCCTCAGGGGAGGTAGCCTTGATACCAGTAACAGTAACTGTAATCTCTACAGTTGCTGACCAGGTTGTAGTAAGTACATCTGAACCGATTGATTCAAGCAATTCGTTAACGTCGTCACGACTAACGGTTGCTTCATCTGAACCATCATCAAATGCTTCAGAAAAGAAATCATACACTGCGCTACGGTTAGATACAATCTTTCTATAGGCTTCTTGTGCTTCTAGTTTGACTGACTCTAGTCGTAACTTTAATGTAGTCTCACTCTTGATTAGTTCCTTCAATGATTCCTCAGTGAAGTTATATGTAGTTCCGTCTACTGTTATTGGATTTAAGTACATCATTCTCCTTAGATAGAAAGTAATTCTAATGCTCGTAGTTTGATGCCGTCATTGCGCCCTGCAAGGGTAGCAATACTAGCATCTTTCTGAGAGTAATGGTCGGCATATTCTACAACTGCTTGCCATAAACCAAACTCTGTATCTCTAATGTTCTCTTGTGTTGGGCTATCTGAGTAGATAGCAAACGCCTTCTGTCGTGCATTGAGGGCACGGGACTTAGCGTTTTTCTCACCCTTGCTGAGTAAGTGTAACGGTGCGTTCTCAATCTTGGTAGGTAAAGCCCATACCTTTTTGAAGTACGCAGTTGCTTTGTTGATGTCTGCTTCACGTTGCATTAAATGATTGGCAAGGTTGCTGTATTCATCAATGCTTGTGTAAGTTAGGTCAAGAATGTTTCGCATATCAGATACTGATAGCACTGCGTTTTGTGTATGACGCAGCGTGTATGTGTGTGCTTTATTCTTGGCCCTAAAGATACGATTGATTTGATTGGCACAAAACAATCGCTCAATGATAGGACGAACTACTACTGATGATGACCCGTCATGACTAGTCTTGGCTAGTAAGAAGGCTGCATGTGGGTCGCCTTGGATTTCCATTTCTTTTGGTAATGACATGAGCATCCATACTTTTGCTCCGCCATCATACTCACCTGCTGCTGCATAACGAGCCTCTCCTGAATCAATCAATCCATCTAGTGAGCCAAAGACTTCAGAGTTTTGAAAGACCTTGTACTTGCTACCCACTACACCAATGACTGACTGTTTGCCATCATGTTTTTTTACTACTGCTTGCTTCTTGGGTACATGCATGAACTCCTCTGTATGCATGTCTGACAGGCTAACTGTCCAGTTAAGTCCTGCTTGCTGTGCTACCTGTGCTGCGCTGCTTGCTTCAACGGCTACGCCTGCTTTAATCCAGGCTGAGCGGTTCTTTACTACATCTGCTGTAGTGCTTGTCATATTTAGATACCCATCCCTGCTTTAACCTTTGGATGTAGTTCCTCGGTCATACTAATGAACGCTTGTGGTGGCCAGTGTGAATTAAACACACGGTTAAGTAGATTTGCTAGTGAATAGTTTGGCTTAGCAATGAGTGCCATTGCAAGCATTTCTTTCGCATCATCTAGACGCTCAAGAGAATATAGATTAGAAGCAAGTACACTAGCAATAGGTGCTATGTATTCCTTCGGCACTGAATCCCAGAAGTATCCTAGATAATTATTAACATCTTCTGTTGAGTACTCTGATGGTAAACCTAGCAAGAAGTCACGCAGTTGGATGTCCTTATCCAATGCAACTGTTACTTGTGCTATGTGTTCAACTGTTGGTTCTTCTTTTGTATTGAGTAGTGCGTAGATACTGTCAGTCAATGTCTTGCGTTGGTCTTGTAGTTCTTGTCCTTCATTGTCAGTACCTATGATGCTGTCCTTGCATGCGTCAATGGCTTCACGCATTTTGTCTGCTGTTGTCATTTGCTTTCCTTTTCTTTTGTATAGCGCTGGAGGGATTCCAACACATCTTGTTGTTGCTCTTGGGTTAGTGTTGCCCATAGATAGCCAAGTAAATAATGAGCGCCGAACTCATCATCGTATAGTTTTTTGGCTAATTCTTTTGCTTCTTTTAGTCCTGGTGTTCCGACTGTCATTCTATTTCCTTTAACTTTGTTGTGTATATCCATGCCCAAGTTACATCTGACTTGCCATACTTTAATGTGCTTGTTGCTTTGCGTAAAGCAGCATCATCATCTTCTGCTTCTACAAAGAATGTTATGTTTACTTCCCATCTTTTAGTACCAGCCATGTTCTCTCCAATGTCTCCATGCAACTGATGGTCTGTCATATCTATGCATTATGTAGCCCAGCCCCCGCTCAATCTGAAGCGGGGCTGGGGTATCGGGGTCAAGTTTTAATAGTTGTGGTACACCAAAGGCAGAACTAGTAGGGTTCTGCGCTTTGTGATTCCAACCAGATTCTTTACCCCATAGTTTCATCAGAGCACGATGCTCAGACGAGTTCCATTCGGGGTATGCCATTTTCATAAACTGTTTGGCATATAGTTTCAAAGCACGGGGAGTCCAATGAAACTCGCTCATCTCCGTAGGCTTGGCTTCTGTGTGTGGTTGTGCTTGTGCTACTGGCGTGTGCCCTGGCAGCATTGACCAGAACACTAGATACCATGCTGTAAGCAAGGCGAATAGTTTTTTCATCTAACAACCCATCTGTAGAGGATATAGAAAACTGTAATGATGAAGAGCCAGGACTGTAATGGTGTGAGAGGGAGGATTGATATGTCATTCATCATCATCTTCTGTGTTGCAAACATCGCATAGTGTGCCGCATTGGCTGCATCTTGCATCATCATTCATCTCCCCACATCCTGTCTGGTTCTGTGTAGATATCACTGTCATCTTCCACATCTTTGTCTAGTGCTATGTCATCTTCAAGCGGTGGTTCGTAGCCCATCTTTTTTTCCTTTCATTACATGCATCTGGTCTCCATACATACTATGTCTGATAACTGAATAAATTGATATGCCGTATACCTCACACAATTTCAACAGTCTTTTAACTGTTATACTTCTATGGTTACGCTCATAACTACCCAATGCTGCGACAGTAAACTCGCCATTGCTTACGCGTTCTACATCTGCAAGTGTGTATCCTGCAACCAACCTTACTATCTTGAGTGTTGTCATTACATCTAAGTGTTCAGGGTTTAAGTCACTCATTATTTTCTTCACAATCGTCACACTCTTTGCATAGTCCGCAGTCATCACATGTAAAGTTATATTGCTCGCATACTTCACAGTATGGTGGTACGTATGGGCCTGTCATTCACACTCCTCCTTAATATAATCTTTAAGGAATCCCCATAGTTCATTCTGTTCTTGGATACCTTGTTCCATTACATACTCACTAAAGTCTTGGTCAAGTGCGTAGTATTTTACATTTCTCCATAAGTTTGTTTGGGCTACTAATACTCCATATGCAGGGGCTATCATTACTCCTCCTCTACGTATATCCTGCCAGTCGCCATCATCTCTTCGAGGATAGCGTTGGCTTTCTTGATTGATGTTATTGCTGTATCAATGGACTCGTTTAACTCCGCTATCTCATTCACTGTGTACGACATAGTTTGTTTCTCCTAACTTCGTCCATGCACATGGACTGCAATAGTTTCTGGGCGCTGTCTTATCTCTATCTACAAGAATGTCCATGCCACATGCATGACATTCATCTATTTTGTATTTACTTTGTATTGGATAGTGTGCTTTTGTTATGAACTCTTTGACCATAAGTCTTCCTTTGCTATGTCTGGGTCCATGTAATAGTCTACGCTGCGGGCTTTCTTGGCTATCCTTAGCGCACGGCGCAGTTCTATATTCTCTTTAGTAAGTAGCATGTTCTGTCTAATTGCTAGTGTAACAACTGCAATACTTGTAGTCAACGCTATCAGTAGTGCAAGCATAGTCATGGAATCTAATAACATTCTGTTACCTTTCATATTATATAATGGACTTGTAGTTATCCGTGTTAACTACCTGGGGCCGAGGAAAAAAGGGGAGAGGTGAGTGAGAGCCTAAGCCCCCACCCACCCCTCTTTGTTTATGCTTGCGATACTGAGGTAAGGACTACCTGCTTGAGACCAGGCTTTCTGTCCTTGTTGTCAATGTTGGGACGACGGTCCCATCGTGTATTGCCAATCCCTTCAGCGTTGATAAACGCTGTCTGGTCTTCAAGCCAGTTGAGTGCTCGAAGTTGTGCGATTACATTCTCATCGAAGATAACCACTCGAGTGGAGTCAGAGCAAATCATGCGCCCTGTTGGTAGTTGTTCGTAGTCGTTGATGGATGCTGTGTAGAATCCGTTGCGGTCAACAACATTCTTGATAACGCTGTTCTTGAATGTGACTGTGTTCATGTTATTTCCTTTTCTGTTGGTAGTGTTGTTGTGCAGACCTGCTCCTGCACTTGTTCAGAGCAGGTCTGCTTGGTTTGTTAGTTACAACTTGGACATACAGCGTGCTTGTTGCATACCATGTGGCAGTCTTGGCACACGGTTTCATGTGGACCTAAGTCCACGACTAGTTCAAAGAACCTATCGGATAGGTTAGTGATAGGTTCCATAAACTCCTCACGCTCAGCCTCTGGGTCATACCATGTACCCAGAGTGGTGGGCGCTATCCACTCATGACCACTTGGCTCAGTGATACTGTGCCATTGTTTGTGGTAGATAATGTTGCTTTCATCTACTATTTCGTGAGCGAAGTCGGCTTGCCGTGCTTCGCGCAGTTCTTGGCAGTCCACGCATAGTTCCATCTGAATCATGCACTGGTAGCATGGGTTGGAGACAGTCAGTTCATCAGACATAGGACTAATTTCCTTTCAGTACTTGTTCTAGCATTATGTCGAAACATCCTGGAGAGCATTGGCTCACAACCCCACAGTTAGGACAGTTGTATGTCTTTTTCTTCATTTCATTTCCTTTCTCCATCGTCTCCACTCGTTGTGGAAACGCCGTAAGAAGTATCATGTAGGTTACGCATATCGTGACGAGCAAAGCGAGGAACGAAGGAGTAACCGTCGTCACCAGACAGCGCGATAGCGCTGGATGCGGGGCATGGCTGGACTGCGAGGCACGAGCAGGCGCACATTTATGGGCGCTTCAGACAGGCCAGATGCGCTGGGTGTAGGCGAAGGCGACTAGATTCTGAAAGAATCGCCGAGCCGTAACCCACGCTGAGAGAAATCGTGACCGCTTTGCTCTGCTGAATAGGCAGAGCAGGGAACGATTTGACGGACATGATACGATGAAGGCAACGCAGGAGCATGAGCCCGAGCATGGCGTAGCATGGCGCACGAGCGACGAGCGAAGCGGAAGGAGCGAGGTAGACAGGCTCGACATGGTGGCGAAAGCCGAGTCCCATAGGACGAGTAGAGCCCTAATGGTGGCGCGACATTGTGACGAGTGCCGTAAGTGCCGAGGAACAAAGAGCGACAACAGAGGCGCGTGGTAACGCGTCGGGGCGATAGCGGTGCGACGCTTGAAGCGCCGAAGCAACAGGCGTGGCATAGACACGCCAGGTGCTTGGACAGACGCGGTGCGGTCGTCGGGTGTGAGGG